TAGGGCCGAACATTATGCCCTAGGAAATAGTCCTTTCCACAAGATTCACGGAATGGACCTGAGACGAAAGACTTCTCTTCATTGATTACGAACCCGAAAAGGTTCAATCCCTGCAGAGTCCTATCGACCATATATCCTGGAACGATGATATCATCACCGTAAGTCATAACCTGGGAGAGCATATTACCGCTCTCATACTGATTGAACTCGTCTTTCACGACCAATAATAAGGCGTAAAAGATTAAAGTTTCAAGTTCAAAAGTAAAGCCATTACCCATACTAGAGAATTTTTCATTCTCAATGAAGTCGCCATTCGGTAACTTCGTGAAACGGGAACGGCTGTTATCCAGTAACTCAAACCATTTAGGATCTAGTAAATGAAAAACTAAACCCATAGATATAGTGTCACTCGCTGCAGCCAAGTCAATGGTTGCGAAACTTCCATCAACAGAACCTTTCTTAGCATACACAGCGTTCACTCCAGCTTGTCGGGTTATATCTATCCCGCTCGCTTTGAGTTTACGTTTTATGTAGCGCCCAATACCCTTTTGAATAAAGGTATTGAGGTGAGGTTCAATACAGATTGCACGATCTGTCTTAGCATTCTTTGGAACGAATGTGAGACAATTGTAATCGACAATTTTAAACTGTTTGGCAATAGGTGAAAACTTTCCAACTATTTCATCTTCAATACCAAAAAAGGCCCCTAATTTAACAGGGCAATCCTTAATATTTTCAATTAACATAGGAGGTAAATCTCTAGTACATTGTAGATCAGCACTAAGTTTGTCCGCCTTCGAGACGGAGGAACCTGAGCAGGCGCTTGTTGCGCCAGGACCAAAATTACAGTCAAGTTGATCAACAGTGGGACATTCCCCAAGTATATGGCGTATTTTTGCAGCAACCTTAGAAATAAGGTATTGCCGGAGTATACCGTTTTTGTCAGTAGCTCCACCATAAGGTCGGAAAATATCATTGTTGAATTGACGACACTGTTCTTCTGCGTTCAAGAATTTTTCCAAGGCTACAGCAGTCTTATCGATGTTAGATGGGATGTTTTCCATCTTCTTTAACATTGAGACTACTTGATAGTCGAGGGCGAATTCGCGAACATGTCCATAATGTAGTGGGTCGATTTCCTTATTAATCAATTGGTCATATTCTCTGTACTTTATGAGAAGATAGACTGATAGACTAACAGGTGAATTGACCTCAATACAGAGCTCACTAGCTGCGTTAAAAGGTATAGTTAAACTATCCTTTTTCGATACCTTAGGTAACCGATACTGTTTCATGACTAATCCTTAATACCTAGGGTTAAGTTTTTCGACAGCATCGATGATTTGGGCATCGGCAAGCATATTTTTAGCAAAAGCTAATATGTCTGCACGTTCAGCCTCAACACCTTTGTCAGGCATCACAAATGATGCATTGAACTGACTTTGATGTGAAAGGTTCCCGTCTAGTCCAATAATTGGACATGTAATACGAAGGGAAATGCGAGTCGTTGTACCATTTGGAGTACGCTTAACTAATAGCGACGCTTTTTGGAAACCGGCATAAGAACCAGCCGTTTTTTCCAACCAAATAGCAGGGTTAAGACCCTCTTGACTTGTATTAACGTCAAAAGTACGATTCGTTGCAAGGCCATCGGCCAAGACTAAGGGAGCAATAGCTGCCATATTAATAATCCTTACATAGGAGTGAATGTTTATAGAAAATACTATAATATAAAATTAACGGTGTTTATTTACCGTCACGTGAAGAAGCGCGAGTGCGCTAAGAGCGTGTTTTACAGATAAAGGATTTTTCCACCTAGGTGGGTGAAGCGGGGGTACGACTCCCACGACACGATGCTTTACTGTTCTGTGCCCAGTATTATACCCTTGAGTAACGCTATAAGTATCAGCGTTAGTATCTTTGGGTAAATAGTTACCGCGAACTGTATACTGATATTTTTCAGTACGAGTTATACTAGAATCGCTTAAAGTGATTCCGAGTAGTGCGGTCTGGGCTTCAAGCCACGAGCCAATAGGTATGAACCAATCGGCCACAAAAGAAAAAGGAATTAACTCCCAGGCTAAAATAGCTGGGTTAGTCAGACCAAGTTCTGAGGCTTGCGCAATTGCAGGTCCGGAAACATCGGCGAACGTTTTAATTGTATACGTTCGATTCACTGTACAGCTTTTAAAATAGCTGGAAGTATTCAAGACGTGTTCTTCCGTCGAAAGACGGGAAACACGAATAGG